TTTTGTTAAATAACTCAAATATTGCTGTTATTGTTAATGTCAAACATCCTAAAAATATTCCATCATAACTATAGTTTTCCATTAATAATAAACAATAAAAAAATCCTTCTACAATAAAAAAAACCTTCTGCAGCTTTTATTATTTCTGACTTAAGACCCGACACATTATTATGTTCTAAATGTGGTAGCATTACTTTTTTTGTTTCTAAGTTTTTTTTTGTTTTTTTGTTTTTTTTGTTTTTTGTTTTTTGCTTAAGTTTTGTTACAACATAACTTCACTGCTATGTTTAAATGTTTCATCTCAATAGCAATGTCTATCGGCATCTGACCATTTTTTGCAATATGAATAAAATTAATATTTTCCATAGAATATTTTCTTATTCTATATAATTACTTTAAGTTCTTAAGTATTTTATATTTTAATACTTTTTGGAATGTTATAAAAATGATTATATTTTTTATTTAAAAATTTAAGAAATTCAGTTTAAACATAAAGTTTAAATGTCATTCTCAAGTAATAATACAATTAAAAAATTAGAAAACATAATACCGGAACATATTAATAATCAAATAGTACCTAAAGATATACTAGTTATTATAGATGAATATATTCCTACATTAAATGATAAAAACATAGATCAAGTTGTAAAAGATTATTTATCCAATGACAAATATCTAAAACAACAAGTAATTAATAAATACGGATCAATAAATAATTGGGATGTTTCTCAAGTAACAAATATGAAAGGATTATTTTCCGGAAGTAAAAGAAACTTTAATGAAGATATTTCAAATTGGAATGTATCCAATGTTAAAAATATGGGAGCTATGTTTTATAATGCACTGCAATTCAATCAATCTCTCAACAATTGGAATGTATCCAGTGTTATAGATATGGAATATATGTTCTATAATACATACTCATTTAATCAACCTCTAAATAATTGGGATGTGTCTAATGTTACAAATATGCGAGGTATTTTTCAAGGAACAGAATCATTTAATCAACCTCTCAATGATTGGAATGTGTCGAATGTTACAAATATGTATGGCATGTTTTGTAGAGCACTGCAATTCAATCAATCTCTAAATAATTGGGATGTATCAAATGTGACAATTATGGGAGCTATGTTTGTATATGCAGGTATATTTGATCAACCTCTGAACAATTGGAATGTATCCAATGTGACAACTATGCAAGGTATATTTCGAGAAGCAAGCTCTTTTAATCAACCTCTGAACAATTGGAATGTATCCAATGTGACAAATATGACATGGATGTTTGGATGCACAACCTCTTTCAACCAGCCGCTCAACAATTGGAATGTGTCCAATGATGTGACAAATATGTGGTGTATGTTTTACAAAGCAAAATGTTTTAATATACAAGAAAATGCTCCATGGTATATTGAAGATGAATCATTGATGAAATCAGATGATGAATCAAATGATGAATCAGATAATGAATCAGATGATGAATCAGATGATGAATCAGATTATTAGAAAAGAAAAACAAAAAAACAAAAAAATAAGAAAACAAACAAAAATAAAAACAAGTAATGCTACCATTGTATATTAAATATAATGTCGGGTTCCAAGTCCGAAAATAAAGCTGCAGAGGAATTTTTTTATTTAAATAAATGTTGTAAAAGTCGGATATTTCTCAATAAATTCAAAATCTTATTTTTTTTCTAATTCTCATTTTTTTGCGTTTCAATATAAATAATTTTAAAATTTTTATTCCAAATAAGCTTGTTCTATTGTTTTTCGGCAAATAGGGCATTTGTTCGTTTTATGGCGTAGCTGCTCATAGCATTCTGCACAAGTGACCTTGTGACCACACGAAATTAATGTAATATTCGGAGACGAATCCATGCAGATTACACATTCTTCAACAGTATATACATCTTTTAATGCGTCTAAAACATTTGCATTCTGTATATTTGAGAATTTAATGTTATAAAATGGGATTTCTTTTCGATAACTAATCGACAAATCATTTGCATTTATTTTATAAAATTTCCCTTCAATTCTTTTATCTCTAGGAAATCTACAATTTAAAGTATTATTATAAACATCTTCGTATTTTTTTCCATTCACATCAACGTATAAATGAAATTTTATTCTTAATTTATTTTTTTCTTTTACGCATTTTAAAATTATATAATCACTCATATTTTTTATTTAAAAATATACTTTATTATATGAAATATAATTATTCTTATAATACTTATTATTAATCATTTTTTTTGAAATATTCATCAAATCCACCTATTTGTAATGGTGTTTCTGTTATTTTAATTCCACAATATGGTTTTGGTGAATCTTTATAATTTATTTCTTTATATAATTTCCACTTAATAGCATGAGCTAACAAAAATCTCATATTTTCCCAGAACTCAGGCTTATGTCCAATCGAAGTGGTCATGATATGAGACATTTCATGAATTGCAACAAATGTAATTGTATTAACATCTGTTAATATTAATGGATTTTTTTTATTACGAACACATAATACTATTTGTTCACCTTTATTAATACTATAACTAGTTTGATTATTCTTATGTAAAGCTTCTCTTATTTCATGATTTTTAAATCTTTTTTTTAATAATGTTACTCTTTCATCTGTTTTCTTATATTTTTTAATAAGTTTATTAAGTAGAAGTGTTAATCTTCTATCAACTTTTGCTAAAAGTTCTGCAGCTTCTTGTTTATTTTCTAAATTTCTAACAACATATAATTTATTATCTAATTTAGCTCTAACATAAACTAATTTTGAATCATACCAACTTAAAGATAAATATACTATAATTGATATTATTGCAATTATATAAATTAGACTATACATTAAATTAGTATTATAAAAAATTTTGAATATAATAATTAATCATCAATATAAAAATTAAATAAATTTTTGATCAAATTATTAAATTTTTTATTTTTATTTTTATATATTTTTGAATTATCTAAATCTTTAACAGGTTCTAAAGATTCTTTTGAATTTTTTAATTCTGTAGATTTTTTAGATTTCATAGATATATTCGATTGAATATATTTTAAATATTTATCATCAAGTGATACATCAACTGTTCCCGTACCACATGGTGGACATTGGCCTAAAATAATATTTGCAGACAAACCATTAATGTCATCATGTTTTCCATATAAGGAAGCATCGTTAAATTCGTTTGTTATTCTTTCGTAAGATGATTTGATTAAAACCCCATTATTAAAATGTTGCATCGCGTCACTGCGTATTGTTGTTAATCTGCCTAAACACGACATTCTATCAGCTAAAATAGAAATATGTCTTTTATCTAATACTCCAACATCTTCTAAAACATTTGCTAATTCTTCAATAATCATAAATCTAGAAGCTTCAATACCTAGAGTATTATTAATATCTAATACATTATTAGACATTGTAAGATTTGTATCAACTGCTGGATTTTGAAAAATTTCAAATAAATTTGCACCAACAGATTCGAAAATCCATTGTTTTTTCAAAATAATTTCTCCAAATTTTTCATCTAATTCATATATATTTGTTTCTTTTAACATTGGATTATACAAATCATCTATTCCACATAATTTAAGAGATAAAATTGATTTATCAATTAAATCATTTAATTCATTTAACTGAAAAACTTTATTATTTAAATTTTTATTTATATCCGTTATTTTTGTAATAGATCCAATTATAGATTTAGATTCTTTATATAATACTAAATTATCTATAAAATTTAATTCATTCAGTACACACCATATTTTTGATAATTCTATTTTTGAATCGTCTAATTCCAAATTTAAAATTATTTCGTTATTTTTAGGACTATAATCATCAATTAATATAACCATTTTTTTATATTCATCTAAAATTGAATTTGTATTAATATTATTGTCAAAATATACTTGATATGATTTTACAACATCTTTCAAATAAATAGAACAAATCTCATTTGATATACTAACAACATCTTTTTCAGAAAAACAAAAAGGTTTTTTCAAAAATATTGTTGTATTCGCCTTTTTTATAGATCCTACTTCTAAATATAAGAGTTCTTTAAGGCGTGGCACACCTTGAGATCTTCCAGAACCAGCAAAATGAAAACTATTTAATGTTAATTGAGTACATGGTTCGCCAATACTTTGAGCGGCTATAATTCCGACTGCTTCACCGGGATCTATTTTTGAATTATTATAACTATTTATAATATTTTCTATAAAAAACTTAAATGCAATATTTGTAAATCTATATTTACAAATTAATATTTTTGGACTAGCATATAAAAATAATAAAATTTTTGTTAATAATGATAATTCTAACTTTTCATAACATTCTAATATTATGTTTGGATGTAAATCAGTATCAGAATCACTAGATAAATCAAATTTATTTCGTACTAAATTTAATTTATTCTCAAAATTTATACTTGTTTGACAAGTTGTTGTAATTTTTTCTTGTAATTCTAATTTTATTTGTGAATCTTTATATAATTGCATATTTATCATATTTTTAATTATATAATTTCTACCTTTTATAAAATTATTAAAGAATTTTCTATAAGAATTTAAATCTAATTTTTGTTTTTTTAAAGTATCAGAAATAATATATTTTTCCCATTCTTTTGTCTCAGTTAAGTCATGAATTTTATATAAATCTTCATAGTTCAAAAATAAATTGTTACATTTTATTTGTTGAATTGATTCACCATTCAAATTATCGTCACCATAATTAAATTGAACTATGTTTTTCTGTGCATCACATACACAATGATTCCAATGAATTGTTAAATCTTCTAATGTTTTTATCATTTGTCTTTGTATATAACCAGTTGTACCAGTTTGTAATGCTTGTTCAATTAAACCTTCGCGACCTGCACCAGCATGGAAAAAATATTCATAAGGATGTAATCCATTTGTAAATGAACCTTTAATAAAACCTTTTGTTAATATATTTTCACTATATTTTGTAAAATGTGGTAATGTTCTATCGGTTAATCCTATATTTATTCTACTATTATTCACTATTTGTTGTCCTAAAAATCCTTTCATTTGTGTAATATTCTTTTTTTTACCTTTGGATTTTGATTCAATCATAGATTTAAATCGACTTTCTTCTTTTTTATCAAAAAGATTTTCACATTTTTTTGTTACTTTTTGTATTTCTTCATTTACATAATTATCAAAACTATTTCTATTATAATTAATAGAATTTTCATGAATTAAAAATTCATTTTCATTAATTTTTTTTATTAATGAATCTACTTCTGACCCAATTACTTTGTCTAAAGAATTTATCAAATCTTTTGGGCCAATTGAAAAACTATATTTACATAAATATTCTGTTAAAATTTTCTGCAAACTACTAATTGTATTAAATGCATGATTTATTCCATATTCATGATAGCATTTCTCAACAAGATCAATTAAAAATTTCTTTGTAACATTTTTATTATTTGCAGATAAGATATATTCTGGTGTAAAATAATTTAATATATCAAAACCAAAATACATTTTTTTTTTTGAAAAACCATAATAGTATGGACAATCTTTACTTAACAAATTCATTAATTCTCTTTGATCAAAACCAAATTCTATTTTATTTCTATCATTTGTACACATTAAATAACTTGCTAAAACATTATCTTGAACAAAAGAAATACACGGACTATTCGAAGCAGTATTCATAATTTGATATTTCAAATTAGTCAAATATTCTAATTCTATTTTTGTACAAATATTCTGAGGAAAATGTAAATTCATTTCATCTCCATCAAAATCGGCATTATAAGGTTCCGTTACATTTACGTTTAATCGAATGCTATAACCTTCCGTTATGCGAACATAGTGACCCATCATACTCTTTTTATGAAGAGTTGGTTGTCTATTTATTAAAACTAAGTCACCATTTACAATATGTCTATACACTATATCACCTATATTAATATCAATATTATATATTTTTTTATTTATATGATCAGTTCCCACTTTTTGAATTCCAATACAACCAGGATATTCTTTTCCATTTAATACACATTTTCTTAAAAAATTTATATTTAATTTAGTTACTTTTTCTGGAAATGTTATTGTTTTGGCAATATTTTTAGGTATTCCAATTTCATTTAAATTTATTGATGGATCTGGAGTTATTACACTTCTTGCAGACATCTCAACTCTACGTGATAATAAAGAACCACGAATTCTGCCATCTTTTTTTGTCTTACCTTCTAAGCGTTGTGAAAAAGTTATATGAGATTGAGTTGATCCTTTAGGCATACTTGTAAATCCACCTCCTGGATTATTATTTATCACAGTCGCTACATCGTGAGATAAATATTCTCGATAACGTTCTCTTAATTTATCACAATCTGATTTTAAATACCCTTTTATTTGATTATTTGTAACCATAAGATCTTCATATCTTAATGTTATATGATCTTGATTATAACTACCATTTGGTAATTGTAGAAATGGTCTAATTACTGGGGGACACACTGGTATTGTATGAATAATTAAAGAACTAGGATGACTATTTGACGAATCAAAACCCATTAAATAACACTCTTCTGTATTGATTTTTTTAAATAAAGAATAGCAATATTCCGGAAATATTCGTTTCTCAATTTTTTTATTATTATCAACATAAATCGCATCAATTACATCTACAGGTCGGGATTGTAATTTTATTTCAACTGGCAACTTACAATTACATTTAGGACATTGTAAAATTTTTACTTTTTTTCTTATTTTTTTTAATTTAGATAATCTATGTTTTGCAGAAATTTTCAAAAAATCTTTTTTTGATATTTCATGTAATTCTTTTGCTGAAGATTTTGATAAATTGTCTATTTCTTCTATATCTATATCGTTATAATCATTTATCTCATAAGGACGTTTTGTTATTTTACCACATTTTATACAAATAATTGACATGATATTTTGTATTGTTTTTATATGAAAATGATTATAAACGGGTAAACCTAATTCTATATTACCAAAATAACCTGGAGTTTTTTCATAAGATAAATAATCAGTAACACATATTTCTGATTTATTAGTTGGGCCAAGTTTTAAATCAAACAAACCACCTTCTATTTTGGTTCCATCTTTTTTTAAACTTTGTCTATTAATTATTTCTTGTACAGAACTTTCTCTAATTTCATCACTACTTAATAAGCCAAATTCTAATTTACGTACTTTACGAATTTCTTTAAAACTCATTACCATATTTATTATTTTTTTCAACAAGAAAAATATATAATTATTATATTAGAATTATTAAATTATAATTCTAAATCAAAATATAAACATTATATTTATAATTATATTAATGAATAATTTTATACATGATCCAATATTAAATAACATTCAATTATCACAAAATGCTCTCAAAATTATAGATCACCCTTATTTTGATAGAACACACCACATTAATCAGTTAGGATGTACTTATAGAATTTTCCCATCAGCAACACATAGTAGAAAATCACATATGATCGGAACATATGCTATCACATTTTCATTATTAGAACATTTAAGTAAATATACACATATTAATAACCATACAAAAGAATTAATATCAATTGGAGGATTAGTTCATGATATTGGCCATACCGCGGGATCTCACTTATTTGATAAACATGTACTATCACAATTAGTAAAAGAAAATATACTATCAAACGATAATGAATGGCTCATTCATGAAAATAGATCTAAAATATTATTTAGAATTATTGGTAAAGAAATTAATTTATCTGATGAAGATATAGAATTTGTTTGTCAAGTTATTGATCCAAGTCCTGAAAACTCAGAAAAATGGCAATTTTCTATTGTTAATAATAAACAACATGGCATAGATACTGATAAATTTGATTATATTCTTAGAGATAATTATTTTTTAGGTTTAAAACTTAATATTAACTTATCACAAATTATTAAAAATAGTAGAATTATTGATAATAAATGGGCATTCAATAAAAATATACAAGACGAATTATTTAATGTTTTTTTTGTTAGATATAGATTATTTAAATTATTAACACAACCTAAAATTATCAAATTTGATTTATCATACAGAAATATTATATTAAAAAGCAACAAATTAAGAAAAGAAATTATAGATATATTTCAAAATAAAAATATTGAGGGATTTGTTAAATTAACAGACTCATATATTTTGCATTATGGTGATAAAAAATATGTAAAAGAATTTTATAAAAGAACTACTTATAAAATTATTACACAAGAAAATAACAATAACGATAATATAGAAGACGTTACATTTAATATTAATATTTGTAAAAAAAATAATGACGCTTTAGCAAATATTATTTTTTTTGATCCAAAAACAAATAATAAATGTTTAATTGATAAAAATATAGTAAATCTTCCTTCTAAAGAATCGTTATCATATTTTTTTCAATTTCAAAACTGTCAATTTAAATAAAATTTCTTACTATTATTTTAAAAAAATCCTTCTGCAGCTTTAGTATTCCGGACTTAGGACCCGGCACATTATTATATTCTTAATGTGGTGGCATTACTTTTTCTTTGTTTTTACTTTTTT